CCCCGGAGCGTCAAATGCCGCCCATTTCCCCCTTCGGGTGAAATGTTCGCCATTGGCTCCGTGGTGCCGACACTTCGGCGCAAGCGCCTTGGTCGCTGTCTGTTCCCTCTTGTTATTTTACTCCTCTATTTTTTATCTTTCCTTATCGGGAACCCTTTGTCCCTTCCGCAAGCGGAACGAACAATCAAGCCTGAAGGCTTGGTCTGTCACGCCGCGGGCATAGCCCTCGGCTACAATCGAACCGCTTCGCTCTCGATTAACTACTATTTTATACAGATTTATCCTTGATATAACAGTTTTTCTTTAATTTTCCGCGTCTGCCGCTTTTTCATTTAAATAGATTTTTATATTTCTGAATTTTCTGACAATTTTATTTCTTATAATTTTGTTAACGTAGTATCTAACCGTTCGCATCTTTTAATTCGTTTCCTATATTTCTACTTTTGAATAATAGTGTTATTTTATGTTAATAATTAAATAACATCTATTTATAAAACACGAACTATTTATTGTTATTTCTATTATTAATAGCTGTATTGTTCGTTTTTATTATATTTTAATTCTTATGATATTCTTAATATTTATCATGTAACTTTCTTGATTACTTTCTTCTTCTCTTCACAAAAAAACGTTGTATGATTTTTCATACAACGCTTAATTTTTTACTTCGTATTTTTCTTTTGTTTCCTTTAATGTCTCTTGTGTGTAATTTATTGCTGTCTGTGCGATAGATTCCGTTAACAGTTGCGAAAAATTTATTCCTACTCTATTTCCCCAGTTATTGGCCCAACTTGGGATCGTTAGCGTCTTTTTTACTGGTTTCATGTCTTTAAAATATTCTTCTATATCAACTAAAACCATAGTTACAAATTCATCAGGTTTATGACTTATACTATTTAATTCGCTCGCTTTAGGCAATGTCTCATTATTTTCAATATAATCAGCTAACACCATACCTAAAACTTCTTCAGCCATCAATAAACCATAGGCTATATCATTTTCATTTATACCTGTATACGCTCCTTGAACATCTGGAAATTCAATAAAGTATCCTCCACCCTCTTCTGGATGAAAAATAGCAGGATAAGCGACTTTCAAAGATGTTTGTAATGACATGATGTTCCCTCCTTCTCTTGAAAGACGAGGGCTATTTTTTTAGCCCTGCATCTTTTAAGATTTTTCGCTCTAGCCCTTTTCCTAAATCTTGATTTCCATGAACTGGTACTGTAATTCTTACGCCATCTTTGTATAAGTGATGATGTGAGCCTTCTTGTCTTCGTTCAATCCAACCATTATTTTTTAAGAGCTTTAGCATTTGCTTTCCGGTAAGTGGCATTCGCGACTACCTCCTTACATTTATTATTATATACGTATAAGCACGTATTGTCAAGTGGTTTATCTAGTTTTTAGCTTGTTTTCAAAAAAAGAACCTTTCTATAAAAATAGAATAAGGTTCTTTTTATTATTTTCTACTAATATTTATGTTAGTTATAATATTATTTAGTAATCCACGCACCCAAAAATCCAGCACCTAAAACGTGTTGCCAATACCAAATATCATCACGAGTAACGTATGGAGTGCCGTTATAATTTTGGTTAATTGTATCTAGCCCATTATTACCAGCTTTTATTCCCACATGTCCATATTCAGAATATAGCCAAAATACTATCGCTCCATTTGGTAATGAATCCCATATTTTTTTTGCATTATCATCATTACCTATATCTCCTTGCACGTGTTCCCAACCAGCAGGAAGATCATGTGAATATATTTCTTGCGCATTACCGTAACTTAATGCAGGAGCTAATGGATTGCCTGGAAGATAAAATTCTGATAAAGCTTTAATTAAGTCTACACATTGAGGGCCTGCTCCTGGATGAGCCGCTGGATAGTTAAAAGTTTGGCCTAAATTATTTAATGCCCAATTATAAATACCATCCATATTCTTAGGAGGTTCATCGGGAGGATTGTTTGGCGGATTATCTGGTTTTGTTTCTGGTGGCGGAGAAGGTGGTTTGTTAGATGGTTGTTTACTTTCATCCATTAATTTTTTTAGAGATTCTATAAAATTATTCGTCATTTTAACAGTCATCAAATTGTTGTATGTTTTCATTACTTTAACACTCGAATTTGAATAAGTATTTTTACCGCCATCCATCATATAGACTTGTTTCTTCATAGCATCATCATATTTTTTTAGGAATTCATTTACTATGCTTTTAATCGCATCAGATAACCCTACATTATCATTTGGTATATCTTCTTTATCTGGCTTTTCAGGATTCTTGCTACCAGAACCTCCACCACCTGGAGAACCTTCACTAGGTTTTTCATTCCCAGTATTTCCCCAATACTTATTAACCAAAGGTTCAATTTCTGCGACTTCTTCCTGAGCTGTGTTATATCTAATAGTACCAGGGTTATACGCTGGCCTTTCCCAGTAGCCTATAAAAGCTTTTGTTAGAGCTACAGAATCATAACCAAGCTGGTTATATAAAAATTGGTCAAAATTCTCTATTTTAGGAGTAGGGTCTGGTAGTCCTGCCGCTCTAAACCACGATCCAGTTATATCCCATTGTTGCTTATAAGAAATCATAAAAGCTACTTGTCCATCAAAATCGCCCAATGTTATTTTGCCAGCAAATGGCGTCCATTGCCAAAGACCTCCTCCAGAAGCTCCATCATCCCAACCGTTCGCACCCAAAGGAGGGCCAGGATTAATAGCTCCTTCAATTGTCCATGGGTTTAAATAAGATTCATGAGCTGCATTAATTGCCAAAGCTATTGTTGTTTCTTTAGGTATGCCTGCCTTTTTACACGCTTGCACTAGCTTGTTTAGATAATCATATTGCTGATCATAATTTAATAGCGGCATATTTTCACCTCATTTTGTTTTTTTGGATATCTTGTTCCATAGGATTGCTAGTATTATTGTTATGCCAAAAACGCACACCATTTTCCAATTGTGCTTTTAGTTGCTCCATCAAAGCTACATCAACTCCGTGTATCTTGTAATTACCTCTAATTTGTAAAAAATTACAAATAGTCATACTTTCAATATCACTTATTTGTTTTCCATCTTCTTCAATTTCATATCCAAACATCTTGTAATATTTTTTTACTTTAGCAAATTCTTGTTCTGAAGGTGCAGAAAGTTTTATAGTAAGACCATTTATTTCATTAGCCATTTGAAAAGCAGTACCAGGACTTTGATTTGTTATTGTCGGTGCTTTTAATGCCATATCTGCGAACTCTGCTCGTTGATTTCTATAAAATTCGTATTCATTTTCGAATTTTGATAAAACTGATTGTGGTTTTAAATCGCTTAATAGATTTACAGCATTATAGAAACTTCCTTGTGTTCCTTGTAAATTACCCGATTGCATATTACCTAAAAGATTCCCAGAAGTAATATCTTTAACAGTTGAATTTATTCGGTTGGATGGCAATCTGTCCTCTGCTAATTGTCTACTGTATGCATTACTTGCTTTTGATAGTCGATAATTATCGATTAAAATAGGTAATTCTGTGAAATTGTCGTAAATGATTGCATCATTCAAAAATGAACCTTTATCAATCAGAATTTCACCTTTTGAATTTTTAACAGCTTTTTCTTTTTCCGTTGTTTTATAATTAATTGGGTAAAGTGCAATCTTATTCTCATAACCAATAGATGTTTTCGCTCTGAATTTAATGCCAGTGTTTTCATCTAAAAATGCGTTATCTAATAAAATCCTTTGACCATCCCAACTATAAATTTCTGCTGTTGTGTATCCTGTTCTTAACAAATGTTTTTCCTCATTATGGTCAATTCCATATATATTACATAATTCATTAATAGAATAGTTAATTCCATCAAGTTCTTTGTTAAGGGATTTCCCACCTTTCTTGAACGTTTTCAGGTTTTCATAATTAAATTCTTTTGCTTTAACAGTTACCAAATCTTCTAAGTTTATAAAATCGTCAGGTATCATCATGAGTAATTGAATGTTCTGCGTAATCCACGGATACGGAGCTAAAATTTTCATTAATCCATTAAAGTATTCATAATGAATCGCATAAAGATTTACTGGGCTAGTCATATTGTCATATTGATTTCCTTGTGATGTTTCCATTTTGGGCGCATCTACAGTTCCGAATTCTTTTGATAAATCAACTGAACTCTGAAAAACAACAAAGTAGGATTTAAACGACTTTAATTTAGTTTGAACATATGCTTTTGTTGTTGTATTTAATATATCTCCATTAGTTCTCAATAATGGTAAATATTTTATATAGTCTGATCGATTTAAATGCTCTCTAATAACATGGATATTTTTCAATGTATTCAATGTTTTACCTTGCGTAAACGTCATAACCACATCAATTATTAAATTCAATCTAGTAACTTTTTCATTAATGTATTGATAAGACATCACGAAAGCATAGTACCGTTTATTATCACGTGAAGATATAAAAGTACAATAGTTGACACCATCACATTTTGCATATTCAATCGGTGCTTTAATTTGCAGACGATCTCTCACGAAATTAAAACCCGTATCAAAATTTATTTTTTTAAAATGGTTTTCTTTAAGAAAATAATTGTCTCTATCCTCATCTGATTTAAAATGAATAGTATTTTGAAAATCATTAAGAGGAGTATTTTTAAATAATACAATTTCCGTTAAATGACGATCCATTAAGTTCACTTCCTTAATTTCCAATTTTGCCTTGACCTTTCCATACTCCATCTTTTCTAATACGTGACGTTCCTTTATTATCTTTTCCTGCATCTTCATAAGACATTTTAGGAATATCTTCCCACTTACTATTTTTTCGTTTTTTGAAGAATCCTGTTTCTTTATCTAAACTATTCCATTGATTATTTTTTCGAATCGCCCACGGTCTAAACTCTTCAAATGCTGATGCCAGCTTAAAGTATGCATACAATGGTGTGACCGCTGGTTCTCCATAAATCTCAATACGAATCCATACATCTTTACTTGTTGCAGTAAATGTATTAGATGTTTCTTTTTCATACGCTTTTGTATGCCAATTAGTATTACCATACAATGGTTCTCCGCCGTGATACATTGTTTTGAAATTCTCTTGAAATAAATTTTGATATTTTGCTTTTGCAGGATCAGTTGTTTGATCGTAACTAATTGCAGCTTTTATTATCCATTGATAATCCGCATTGGGACCACCTTGGTAAGAACTAACAAAATACTCTCCTGTCGTCACTGAAATTGCATATGCAACTAGAGATAATTTAAATCGATATGTGTCTTTTTTTACTGTTACAACACTTACTCCTTTTCCATATGGAGCAGGAGAACCAGGAGGGCGTCCTGGAAATTTATTCCAACCTGGCCCTCCTGCCATAATAACGTCCCCTTTTACTCCTGGATCGTGTTTCCAACTACCATAAACATTTTGCCATGCCATTTCTAAACACCGCCCATCAAGTCGTTATCTCTATTCTTACCTGTACGGATATAATGACTTTCATCTTGACCAAAGGCACTAATATTTCCTCCAGCAATCCCAGTATCTTTCTTAAAGTCACCTTCAAGGACCGTATCACCTGTTTGAACCCAAATACCAGACATGTTTTTCAAGTTATTTAAAACTTTTTCCATTGCTACATTATTTTGTTTCAGTTGGTTATTAATATTTTGGATATCTTTTTTCAATTGATTTGTAATATTTTCATATTTCTTATCAATATTATCGATTTTTTGATTAAGATTATTGGTAATCTTTTCATATTTTTTATCCAAGTTATTAATCGTTTCATAAATCTTGTTAATGATATCCAAAAACTTTTGATCAATCCCTTGATTCGGATTTTTTTCATAATCATCAGGTGCCGAATCATCTCTTACAGTGTAGTAGACATATGCCCACGGACTAATATATGTTGCTTTGGAGCGACCTCCTACTTTGGAATCAAAATCTTTATAATCAAAACGCATTAATCTTCTAAATTGGATTTCTGCATATTCGTCTTGGATAGTTAATTTAATTACTGTTTCATATTGATTTGCTGTTTTTTCATTAACCGTCCCTTTTGTTACCGAAATAATTGTATTTTTTTCTTCCAACTTTTTAAGCAACGGATGATTTTTATCTAATGGTAATCCATAATATTTATATGTTTTTAGAGGTGTATCTGAGAATGTTTCCTCGAAATCCTTAGCATTATAAGTTTTCTTTGTTCCTGCTAAAGAAAGATAGTCGAACTTACCAGCAACTGAAGGATTTAATTTTTCACTCGTTGTTGGTATAGACTGTTCTTGCCAACGTCCTGCCTTATTACGAATCATCCCATTTGTTGTAATCATTTGTTGCACCACACGCTCAAAAATGCGCATGTACGGCTTTTTATTTTCCATTAAGCTTAATACCTTCAAACGTTGCCAGAACGTTCTTAGGTTGTCTTCTGGTATAAATTCAGAGTTTTCTAAAACAATTTGTACACCCGCTTTTGAAAACTCCGTATCTTCTAATAGTAAAGCTGGTGCATCAATAAAATTTTTAATACGGTCCGTAACGTTATATGAAAAATATCCTTGATATTCAATCAGTGATTCATTGTTATATAAATCTTTTAGCACTACATCTTTGAAATATTTATCTAAATTTTTAGAGATAATACTATTATCAAATTTTCGAGGATTTAATTCATAAACACTTAATGTATAAGGTGTTTCTTTCATTTTTGATGATAGAATAAAGCAACTCAACAATGACTTGTCTCCTTCTAACTCTTCTTGATTGATATAGTCTTGATACATATTCGCAGGCGTAATTCCCAAAATATTCTCATGAGTAAACTTAATTTCTTTTGGTGTTTCCCATGTATCATACATTTCCACCCCATCAAAACAAGGCTCAAAGCAAAGGCCTTTCATTACATCAGGCTCTCTTGTTTCTACGCCTTTATACGTAACTGCCCAAATGGTACTTTTCCCTTCAATGACATCATTAATTGGATCAAAAATATCTTGATTTGCTACAGGAATTTGGTACAATAGCTTTTCGTTTCCTGTTTCTAAGTCATATTCATAAACTTTATAATCCAGTGTCATATAATGTAACAAATTACGCTTTGTGGGCACTCGTTTAAATACGTTGACAATCCAGTATGCCTCATAATTAATATTTAATTTTTCAAAATTCAGTGTTCCTTGTTTACCTCTTGAAATTGTATTTTTATTAAATCGTGCTCGTTTAATTTCGCCTTCAAAAATATAAAAGACTTCTTTGTCCCCATCCATTTTGTTTCCTGATCGGTTAATAATCCATACACGATTTACTTTGCTAGGAATATTTGTTACTCCAAATTCATAATTTAATACATTTCCTCCATCTCGTTCAGATACATTAATTGTCCATGTTGTAAGATTCCCTTCACAACCTGCTTCTGAACTAGTTTGTTTTGTTTTAGTTGCTTCAATAAATCCATGTTCTGTCCGAAAAGCGTAACAAAATACAGACTCTTCTTTTTTAGTTGTGCTTGATTGTGTTGTTACCAAGGAAACTCGTTCATTATTACCTGTTACAATCAAATCAAATAAATCATATTCTTGAATAACTTCAGGTAATTGACTTGCTAATTCAAATTGAATAATAATGTTTAAATCAGCTAAATCTTTTTGTAATTTTTGTAGTTCTTCATTCATTCCACCAGCCCAATCTGATAAATGGTGAATCATATGTTGAATCCAAGTAATTGATTCAGCATAAGTTAAGCCAGCCCCTGTAGGTTCAATTGGTGTATTTCCCCACCAATTTAGTTGGGGAAAATGATAATTGAATCGGTGAAGTAAACTATGCAATTGCTTTTGTGTTTGCGGTGTTGGGCTTTGTGCGCCTGATAGTTCACTTATTTTCTTTTTATTTTCTTCTGAAATTGACATATTTTTGCTCCCCTATCCTTGTTTTTGTCCTAAATCTCTAAACATTGATGCTACTGTACTATTCCACTGAACTTTGATATCTGTACCAAAAGCAAGGTTCAATAAATCAACCGCATGTTGACGAGCATTAAAGTAAATGTCCCCCATTCCTTCAATAACATGATTATTTGAACTTGCTTCTCTATCGATCATTCGTTCTTTCTTTTGTTCTGGATTATTGTAGATACCAAATAACGTCAGCATTTCATTAAATGTATTCCGATAGGCATTTTGTAGTGACTGTGTCCTATCTGTTACATTTAAATCTAGTTTTTCAATTTTATCTGTAATATCTGAACCCTCTTCTACCTCTAAAAACAAGTCACCTTTTTGAATTTTACTTTGTAATACTTGTCCGACTTGGCCGTTTTTTTTACCTTTCAAAATATATGGACTGCGCATTTGCATAATATTCATTCTTTCTGTTGCTTTAATAGTTGCTAATTGTTTCGCATAGTGTTCGACGATATCATAATCAGTAGCATAAAAATCATTAAAGCTTTGCTTGTTATAAAAAACGACATAATCGCCTTTTAAATTTCTGTTAGTAATAACCTTTTTACTTTGTAAAAAATTATTATTACCGTCGAAAAGACTAGGGATAACATTCCCATATAGGTTATATCCTAATTCGTCTGCTCTGCCTAAAATCACTAGGTCTCCTAATTCGTCTTTACCTACACAAACCCCTCCACCCATTTGACGGAGCATAGTTTCTAATTGGGCTGTATTTAACGTAGGAGGCATATTTTCATACTTAAATAAATTGATCAGCATATCTTTAATTTGTCTAATTAGTATAAATGTTTGTATTGCTTCGAATTGTACATAATTATTTCCCAGATTATCTCCAGTAGTTGTAGAACTAGTTCCGATCCCTTGTAGCAAGTCTCTTCTATTTCCTATCACGTTGTTGTATGAAGAGGCTAAACCTGTTTGGTATCCCCATGTATCTTCAAATAACTGGTTTTCCATAATATCTCTCCTAAAATAAAAGGCCGCTAATTTAAATTTAGCGGCCTTTTTTCTTTATTTTTTCAGCCGTTTTACTTACTGTTTTTCTTTTCGTCTGGTTTTGTATCGGCTTCTTTTTCTTCATTTTTTACAACTTCATTAGTTGCTTTTGTCACGTCTTCAGTGTATGGAATATCAGCCACCCCATTTTCACCAACTACGCTTTTACCATCAACAGTTACATCTTTGACTTTTTTTTCACACTGCGAATTACAATCATCTGGAGCATCAGACATGATTACACAAGCAGGCATAAATGGACTATAAGAAAATAGTTCTTTATCTTGTAAAATAATTTGAACATAACGTCCTAATGAGTTTGGTTGTGATGCCAATGTTGTTTCTAACATTGGATTAATCACTAATGCGCGACGGTCTAAGATAACCGCTTGAATACGTGAAGCATCAAAGACTAGTTCAATATCATCTAATCCGTTTTCTTTCGCATATTCATACGCTTCTGGTTTTGCTTGTGCTCCTTTTGGAACAACATCACCGACTTTATAGTTAAAGTCATTGAAGAAACCACTTGCCATATCAATATCTGTAATCGTGTGATCTTTTGTATATTCATAAATACTTGGGAAAGCATCTACTTCTTTAATAGCCAATCCACTTTGTACTGCATCTAAATGGAATGCACCAGCAAAGAAGTCAACATTCAAATCAACAGATGTATCAACAGGTAATAGCATACGTAATTCTTGGCGATCTGCTTGGATACTAATTCCAGTACGTCCCATATTATTAGGCTGTCCTACATTTCCCATATTATAGAATCGTCCAGGGTGAACCATTCGTTTTGAGTGTCGTAAAATCGCTTTTTGTAAGTCTTTTGATGTAACTTTATTCCCTAAGTCGATGACACGCATTAATCCCTTACGAATAGCAGTTGAAATCAAAGCTTTTGTTTCATAATATTTTTCTTGTTCATTACCTGAAAGCATTGATTGTGTTACTTGAATAACATAACGATCTAAACCTGCTTCACTTTGGAAAATATCCGTAATTAACGTGTCTTGAATCGTACGTACATTTGAAACATCACGCTTATGATTATGAATTACTGCTTTCAATTCGGGTGGTCGGCGTTCAAACAATCGTTTTTCAGCTGCTGAAGGGTCAAATTGGAATGTTTCAGCAATATCTAAAATCATATCCTCAATGTATTCACCTGATGTAATTAATTCCCCTTCAAATTCGGATAAAGGATTAACAATTTTATTGTCTCGTTGCAAGATTTTCATTACCATTTTAATGGCATTTTTATGCCATAAACTTGCAAAGTGATCATCTTCAGAAAGAACTTTCCCAATAGCTGAAAAATCTTTCTGTCCTGCTTTAGCAATAGGCAAATTGCTACGATAAGGTTCTGGTAATACTTCTCTAACTGTGTTAACAAATTCTGGTGCGGTAACACCTAAGTTTTTAAATCCATTCATAATTTTCTACTCCTCTTCTTTTTTAATTAGATCAACTAGGTCTGGTTTAATTTCGCCTTCTCCATATGTTTCAGCTAATGTTTTATGCCCAAAAGTTTTCTTTTCTACTTTGGCCACACAAATTTGATCATTTAATGCTCGTAATTGCTCATTATTCTTTTCAAAGGATTTTTTTAAATCATTGTAATGAGACAATTTTTGGTTGATGATGTTATTGAATTCTAATAGACGATCTTCCAATGTATTGGATACATCCATAAATTCTTTCAGGCTTTCACCTTCAAAAGATTCATGGGTTTTATATCCAAATAATTTGTTTACATCGTCAACAAAATATTGATCAGTTGATTCGACGGTAAAAAATTTAGGTAGTTCTGCCTTAAACATTAGCAATCACTCCTTTATATTCGTCGTCAGGTGTTCTTTCTTCCAGTTCAGCTTCTGTAGCTTCTAACAAACGTTTTTGTTTATTAATCAATTCTTCTTGGTTATTAACCTCATTCGTTAGTTTCTCCAGTACAGAATCTAAATTCTTTTCTTCTAGGAAAAGTACACGTGTTTTTTCTGTTAATTCTTCTTGATCAATAATTAACTGCGCTAACTGTGAAGGCTCCATATGTTCTTTATTGTTTGATAGAAACACCGACATATTATCTAGCGCTTCAAGTACCGCAACTTTTTGTTGGGTAGTATCTAAATTCATGATTAAGCCCCCCAGCCATTAGCCCACGCATTACGTGCTTTAGAAAAAGCTCCTGTTCCAACTTCTTCTGGAATATCTGATTCAATTTCTTGTTGATTTTGATTAGCATCTTCTTGCCATTCTTCTTTTGGTTCTTCTACTGGAACAACGTCGCCTTCAGTCTGTTCAAAAGATTCTGGTTCATTAGTTTCAGCTGGTTCTACTACTTCTTCTTGACCATCATCTTCTGCATACGTTGTATTTGTTGCATCTTGTTTTTGTTCTTCCACTGCTTCTTCAATTAATTCTTTTGTTTCTTCCATGATTCATTCTCCATTCTTTTTTTAAGATGTTGTTTTTCCTTCTAAAACTTCTATACGTTTAATTGCTTCTTGCAATTGTTTTTTTAATTCATTAGTATTATCAGTAGCAGCTGTCACTTGATCTGATAGTTGTTTGATTTGCGCCTCTGTTTCTTTCTTTAGCTTATCTAAGTCTTGGCTGGCTTGTTTTGCATTAGAAAGGATATCGGAGGCGTTTTTTTCAATTTTTCCATCTCTATCTTTTAGTAATTGATTAACTCTTTCAAATATATTATTTTGGAATTTTTGTAGCATTCCTTTTGTTCCTTCATATACAGACATTGTCCTCACCTCCTCTACAGGTTATTTTCAATTTTCATTACTAAAAAAATTTAGCCATAATTTTCTGATACGTTTCATCGCTCATCAGAACATTTCCTTCTTGTGTGTAGACAAATTCAAAAGGATTTAATTTTTTGATAACTGCTGGAGTAGGTTCTTCCTCGATTGGATCAACTGGATCAGTTGGATTTTCCTCTTCAACATCCTTTTTCACTTCTTCGCCTAAAAATTCGGCTAGTTTTTCTTCTTTTGCTAATTCTTCTGGTGTTTTTTCTACGTCTTCCATTTCCTTATTCCCCTTTGCTATTCATTATTTTTTCAAAATCATCAATTTCTTCTGTTTGATTTTCTTCAGGTGGCGTTTCGCAAAAATAGCACCCATCTTCATCACTAACATAGTGATATTTTTCTTGCTCTTCTTTTGACAATAATCGCCATTCATTAATTAACAAACGTTTCATAAAAATCACTTCCTAGAGTAGTGGCATAAAGATTTGTTCTTTTAAGCAATCATGAAAAAGTGGTGTAAATAGATCATAGCCACTATCAATCCATTGTTTATAAATATCAAACACATCTTTATTTCTTCCAAATGTATCTGTAATAGAATTACCAGAAGAACTACCTTTATTAATCGTATGATCTTCGCTGTCTGTTATACTATTGGATTTCCCTGTAGTTTTTGTATCACTAGTTGATTCAGTTTTATTTGCCTGTGATGCATAATCTAAATTGCTAACATCAAGGTCTAATTGGGTATCGGGCAAATCTGTATTTGCTCCTTTTGTTACACTTTTAGTATTACTATCACTTTCAGTCTTTCCATTCGTTTCAGAATGGCCTTTAGAATCAATTACTCTACTATCTCCATTAGTAGTGCTTCCTTGACTGTTACCTGTACTAGTTACGTACATTTCTTCTAAGAGGTAACGCCAATGATTACAATAAATCGGCATTTTTCTACGAAGAAAATTACCTAATTCTAAATAAAAAGCGGCTGGTGTTTGAAATCCTATCTCTTTCATATAAAAATATTCTAAAAACATTCTTTCAAATTCTTCTTTAAACGCCTGGTCCCGCTCATCTCCCCAAATTTTAAAAGGATATCTTCCTAAAGCCTTAAAAAAATTCTCTCTGGAGTTCTCAATAATAGAAAAAGGAGAGGCGTACATCATAGGATTTTCATTAATATCTGAAAACCCTCTTAATAAAAATCCTAGTTCGATAGTGTAGCTAGACATCCCTGACCACTTCCCTTACTTTACAACAGGAAACATTGATTCTAAGCGGTTATACCATGGAGCATTTTTATTCCACTCTTTTTGACTATAAAACGGAATACTTCTCCCATTGTTGTCTTTATAAACTTTTTCAATGACTTTCATTTCATCTGGATGATAAACACGTCTAGTATTTACACCATTGCAAAACATTACCGTCCAAGCATCTCCGTTCCATTCTAAAGCTCCAGTTTTTGAATTAATTGGTCTTTCATATAAACATTGCATAGTTGTTTCTCCACCTTTTTCTATATTATTTTGGTTATTATTTGAACTACTATTATTTTCAGTATTAGTACCAGTATTTCCCATATACTTTTTAATTTGACTGATAAAATAGTCTTTTACTGAATTAGTTTCACTTCCATGTAATTCCCATGATCGATGAGGACATGCTGTTGCTGAAAATTCTTTGTGCAAACGGACCGTATCCCTATTTGGTTGCATTCCCCAAAACTTCATATCTTCAGCAACTTGTTTAAATGTCATTTGTTCATTTGCTAAGAAATCCGCATCACTGGCACCCATCGATTGACACACTTCATAACCGACATAGTTCAAGTTGCCATCTGGATTTGCAGTATGCCACGCCGCATTGAATGTATCTTCTACACGAGCAATCGTATTTCTATCAATGTAATAGTGAGCAAAACCATTTGCTAGCTGTGTAGGCGACATTACAGACAAAGCGTTAACGTATTGTTCTGCTGTCGCATAGATACTACCTGCATCATTATGAATAACAACACCTTTAGGAGTTGCATTGGGCCGTCTACCAGCAATACCACCACAAACTGATTGATTAATTATCCGTACCATCTGATGAATCACCTCCTACAAAATTTTTAAACGTCTGATGTAATCCTGTACTTGCTAAGCCACTTAATGCTCCGTAAACAGCGCTTTCTAAGGTAAGTTCATGATTATATACAAAACCTAAAATAGCTCCAGTAACAGCTAAAATTAATGGAATATATCCATTTAAATTATTTGCTAAAAATGTTGTATTTTTAATTACATAACCAATTATTAAGCAAGCTAATACTACAATTGGAAATAACATATTCTGATCTAATGCCATTTTTACAACCCCTTTTCTATAGTTCTAATTCGTTCTGATAAATCACCATGACCTCGCCACAAGCTTTTAGTTTGTTGTTCTAAACTAGTAATGCGTGTATCTGTTACATGTTGATCCTCTGATAACTGCTCAATTAAATCATTCATTTTTTCAATCGTTTTATTCAAACTTTTTATTGCTTCTGTGTTGCTTTGAAATGAATAATAGTTTTTAAATAAAAATGTAATTATTCCTATAAAAAAACTAACAGCTGCTATTAATTCACCTAATGACAATTAATTCACCTTCTTTCCAAAGGTTTATTTGTTATTTTTTGATATTCCTCTTCAGTTATCCGTTGATATTCCACCATTTTTTTTACATCTAAGTTTGTCATTCCTTGATTGTTATATACTGTTGAAATATCAGCATATTTAGGATAATCAAAATTAACTTCTGTTAAATTAGGAATGCTCGAAAATTTATATGATAAATATGCTAAAGTCAGCAATACATTCCCTTCAAAACTTGTTTCGCTTTGATTAGTAAGATCATTTAAATCATCAGGATAATGAACTAATTTGCCATTGCGTAATCCCCAATTCAAATAATCTTTTGGCTCTTCAATTACTTCCATTTCAATGTAATTTTCCTTAAAAGTAAGTGAATAATCCGTAATCATTTTATTTTCGTCCACTGTTATCCATATCTTTATCTTATCCATGTTGCACTCCCTCCAAACTCTACATCGTCATTTTGAAGTCCATAAACTCGAATCATGATTCGACCAGATGTTTCTATTTGTAATGCTGCATACTTATTTATTTGAATAGTATTCCCTATATTTATTGTTAAAGGCACTTTAAT